CCGAACGGGAATCGAACCGCAACCCCCCGCCAGTGCTGGGTCCCCTATCGTTATGTACCTTCGCGGTAATCTCACAAAAACCATTGCTATCTGGGGTCAATGCCGTTATACTCCTGCCTGTGTCTTGGCTACCTTGAATTTGGAGAAGTTTGTATGGAACAGTACTATGAGCGTGATGGGATTGTTATTTACAACTGCGACTGCCGGCAGGTTGTGGAGTTCATGGATGCTAGGGTGGTGGATTCGATAGTGACTGATCCTCCGTATGGCTTGGAGTTTATGGGGAAGGAGTGGGATCATGGTGTTCCTGGTGAGCATTTCTGGGATTTGCTGAAGGTTGTTTGTAAGCCTGGCGCTATGATGCTGGCTTTTGGTGGGACCAGGAAGTTTCATCGTTTGGCTTGTGCGATCGAGGATGCTGGTTGGGAGATTCGGGACTGTATCAATTGGTTGTATGGGAGTGGGGTTCCTAAGTCGTTGGATGTGAGTAAGGCGATTGATAAGGCAGCGGGAGCGGAGCGGGAGGTTGTTGGTCGCAGAACTGATGGTCGATACGCTTACGAGTTCAACGGGACCGCCAATCGTCCGACTGGTGGCGCGGCTGGAAGTGATGATGCTGAGCGAATCGGTGGATTTGTATCGGATAAAGCGGCTATCACCGCACCATCGACCGACGCGGCAAAGGAATGGCAAGGCTGGGGAACGGCGCTGAAGCCAGCCTGGGAACCGATTATTGTTGCGATGAATCCGTTGGATGGTACTTTTGCTCAGAATGCGCTGAAGCATGGGGTGGCGGGATTAAACATTGATGGGTGCAGGATTGGTGATTTCGTAAACACTACTCCACCTGGGACAGATCGTTACAACCAAGCCAATTACGAACAAGGCTATCGACCGAACGCATACCAAAGCAATGGTCGCGATGGAGAAGCATCAGCGGATAAGCGGTACACGAAGGAAGGCGGGACTAACTTCTCGGCAAAACCAGGACAGAGAGGCGGTGACGTGAAGGGAAGGTTTCCTGCAAACCTTATTCACGATGGAAGCGATGGAGTGCTGGTAGGGTTTCCGCAGCAGGCTAGCGGCGCGAATCCAACTCGCCGAGGATCGCCGAAGTTCCGAAATGCTTATGGTGAGTTTGAAGGTCAGGGAGAATGCGTAGCTGTTCGTGGTGCTGAAAGCGGGTCTGCAGCTAGGTTCTTCTACTGCGCAAAGGCATCAAAAAAGGACCGCGGCGAGGGCAATACTCATCCAACGGTGAAGCCGCACGAGTTGATGAAGTATCTCCTGCAGTTAGTTTCAACTCCGACTGGTGGAATCGTACTTGACCCGTTCATGGGAAGCGGTTCAACGCTGGTGGCAGCCAAGGTGCTAGGACGAAAAGCAATCGGCATCGAGATTAGCAAAGAGTATTGCGACATTGCGATATCGAGACTCAACGGAAACGTAACCGATTGATACCTCCGCGTTGAAACTCATTTTTCCGTTGCAGTGCAGGGTCCATTAGAGTATAGTACTTCAGTGTCTTCTGTGGTTCTTATATTTGGAGTTTGGCTATGGTTGGAGGTACCGTCATTGAGGTAGTTGATTTAGCAACTAAGGTTTACGTCAATTGTGCTGATAAGCCTCGAGGTCGGAGTAGATCGGATGAATGCGCAATTTACGTTGAGCGAACGCCAGATTCTGAGCAGATTGAGATAGGCGACGTTATTTGGTGGCAGAGTGGCTTTGCTTACTGGACTCCCTGCGCGAATCGGATGAGTAGTGAAGAGGCGAGTAAACGAGGTCTGAAGTGTGGAGTTGGGTACGACATTAAGATTCCTCGCGTTGGATACAGTGGAGTGAGTCATCCAGGTCGCCCATCCTCATGATTTCAATTGCACTGCTGTGTCAATTCGTCAGGAGCCTGTAGCGTGATATTCGTTTACCTGTTGAGGTTCCCGTTTGTTCAGTCGTTTGGGATAGGGAATCACAGTCGCAACGGAGCGGAGTTTCCGTCTTTCTTCTTGCGGTTGACGTTGGCGGTGTTTCTTGTGGAGAGTCCATTGCGCCATGTGGTTGGAGTCAGGAAGCTCACGCCGCGTAAATGTCGCACGTTCAAGACACGTTATCGCTAACTATCAGCTAGGTATCAGTTGACTATCAGCTCGTGCTGATACTTGAATTAGCGAAGTGAACCATGCGAGCGAATCCTGGGTCCGTAGTTGCAGGAGCAAGAATCATGGTATGCGAAGTGTGTTCGGTTGATCGGACTGATGATGAATTGAGGGTATTGGATTATCCGCGGTGGGTGTCTGCTGAGGTGCCGTGTTTGAATTGCGGTGGATTGATTGAGCGTGAGAATGCTCGAGTATGCTTGCCAGTGCTTGATTATGCTTGCGTAGGCTTGCCGATGGTTGCTGATGGATTACCAGCGGTGCTTGGCTAGCATTTTTTCTTGGTAGATGGCATCCTCTGTCATGGCTTTGCGTACACGCCGAACTCGCTTGGTCGTCTTTCCATTGGCTCGAGACCTGATGCTGTCTCCTGACTGGCGAATCGTTCGGAATTTGCCGTTTTTGAAGTGGCATTTACCGTGACATTTGTGGCAGACGGGAAATAGTGTTAGTTCCATCGAGATGAGGTTTATCTCGAGCAGATTCTTCTCAGTGTAGGTCGAGTGATGAAGTTCTGTTGCTGGAGCGCCACAAGACAGGCATTTCTTGCCTTTGAGCAGGAAGCAGGTTTTGCGAATCTTCGCCCAGATCTCGGACTTCAAGTATTCCTTGTAGCTTGGGTATCCAGCGCTGGTAAGTATCTCGTTCCTGCGTTTAATGCTGGTCATGGCTGTCTCCTGTCGTAAGAGTTGCTGCGGGCTTGACTGTACAGAGATGCTGTTGAATGCCCAACTCCATTTTTAGGTGGAGTTGAAGCTTGACCGCACTTTCGAAGCCGCGTCAGCCATTGGACAATTTAACGCCTAGTCCAGGGTAAACCCTCACTCTCGGCGCTTAGCTATTTATCGTTGGTCGGAGTTGGAGAGCACACCAGCGAGAACACCAAGAACACACATTCAGCTTTCCAGCCAATTGGCTCAACTTGGGTCTGTGCTTTCGCCTTGGACGCTCGGCAGTTGAGAAGCCTAGCAATTTGTCAAATAAAAAACCGCCCGCAAACGGTGCATCGTCTGCGAGCGGTTAAAGCGGGTTTCCCCGATGAGTCTAAGTTTTGGTCACAATGCACTGCGACGTTTGAAATATACGCTATCCATCTGAGCAAGGCAAGCGGGATTCAACCCGAACCTGCCACCACCCGTCTGACTCCCTAGTTAATCTACGTCTGGAGTGGCTAATGGAATTAGATTGCGAGCCTGGGTCATTTTCTCCAATTGGAGAAAAACTAGGTTGCTTGCTTTCGGATAAATTCTGCGTGTTCCAGGATTACTCTGCATGTCTCGGAGGCAGCTTCACTGGCTAGTCCATCTCCTCTGAGGCTGTCTTGTCGCACATCCTCTATGAACTTGACTAGCCAATCGAAGTGAGAGCTTGGATCGGTGATGCACGTCGGATTGTCCTGTGACTTTGGAGGTATCTCGATTATCTCTGCCACTACAACGGCGCTCTCAAAGCAAGCCATCGCGGTTTTATCACCTATACTATCGTAGAACTGCCACTCTCCATCCCAGTCATCAACATTCCAATCGTCGTTGCCACAACGGGTGTAGCGACGGACTCGGGTGCTGTGAGACAGTAGTGTAATGAATGCATTCGGTAGATAATTCGCATCGGATTTTGTTTGTTCAGTCACGTTGTTACTCCACTTGGCAGCTCATGTTGTGACACTCACTGCACTCTAAAAGGACGATAGGTTCTTGAAACTCTTTTGGTATCTCGATGCGCGAAGTCTGTTTATGTCCGCAGATCGAGCAAACGACTTTGCCTTGCCACCACTTGTAGTCGTCGTTAGTTTCCATCAATCAAACACCCTTTCGCGTTCCATACGACGCAGAGCTTGTTCGGAGGTCTCGCCTTTCTTCATGTCGGTGCCGCACCCGATACATCCTCCTTTCCAGGAGCCAGTTCTCTCGCCAACTTCGTCACTGAACTCAACATTGAGGCTCTGTCTCTTCATAGCGAACCACGGAACGTACCACAAGCATTTACGTCGCCACTCTCGGCGAGAGACGTAGACCTTAGCTAATCGAAGTTGCGTCACGTTATTTTTGAGAACGTACTTGTACTCGAACTCTTGGATGAATCGATTGTCTTGCCCACCAGGCTCCCAACTCTCTCGGCATGGCTCCCAAGTGCCATCCTCTAACTGAACCATGTGTTTGTTGTCCAGGTGGTCATACTGCCAAGGCATGTGAATAAACTTCGTCTTGTTGCCACGGCATATGACGAACGAGGCATTGTGATAGTCGTAATAGAATCCCCACGACTCCATAATCTCGTGTGGTTCTCTGTGCCAACGATCTAAGAAAGGGAGTGCAATTAGGAATCCGAAGAAGTTCAGGCAATACTCTTCTTCGAACAAATCGAGCCCAAGGGCAAATTGAAGCCTGCATCCGCGAAGTGATCGTTTAATTCTGTAGACAGTGCTGCTCATTAGTAAACTCCAGTAGAGTAATGGTAGTTTGTAATCGCGCCAACAATGCGCCAAAGTAGTCTCATTCGCCGACAAGTGGCGCGATTACCTTTCCAAAGTCATCAGTCTTCAATCCGCGCAGTTTGTTCTGCTGATTCCAGGCATTAGGTGAGTCAAACATCTTGCCGTCCGCCACCTCGAGCACTTGCAGTTCGCGATTAGCCATATAGCGAGTAAAGCCGATGGTGTAGTAGACAGCGTTCTGAAGCACCTCAACGTCTGTTACAAGAGGTATGCTCTTGCGGGTTTGCATGTGGATCACGTTTACGAGTTCAGCGGTAGTGAGCATTTCATTCTCCATGGCGCAAACGACTAATTGATTTGATTAGCTTAACGAGATTGACCCGACGCCGCAAGTTGATTATGATGCAATTACTGGGGTGCAAGGAGCGGTGAGGAGCAGACGTATGCCGATGGACAGGACAAAATATCCAGCAGACTGGGACGCGATTGCGCGAGAGATCAAGGAACAAACTGGATGGAAGTGTGAGCAATGTACTTTGCAGTGTCGATATCCAGACGAAAAGTTCGACACGCACAAACGAACACTGACAGTCGCGCACATTAACCACGTCGAGATGGATTGCAGACCAGAGAATTTAGTTGCGTTGTGTCCCAAGTGTCATTTAGCATACGACCAAGCCAGAAAGGTCATGCAGCGATTAGCGAGGAAGCGAATCAAAGCGTTTGCTGATGGCAAGATGATGTTGTTCTAACTACTGAAAGAGGTGAAGCGATGAAAGGTGTAGTGATACTGGTATTGGTGTTGCTATTGGCAACGCTGTGTCGAGGGCAAGATATCTATCGACCGAATTATCAGAGTGGCTATGAGCGCTTTGGCAGTTCGACATCGCGATGGTCAACGAATCCACCGAGACTTTACTCTGGCGGAATCTACGTTGGCGAGCTAAGTCACAATCGTTACGCGCCAGACTCAGTGTCAAACCCGTATGGACGATACGGAAGCCGCTACTCACCAGACTCAATAAACAACCCATACGGCAAGCATGGCGTCTATTCGACAAAGCCGATCTACGTGTATCCAGCGAGGTAGATAACGAACAGTGAAAACCTACTTCATTGAACCAGGAGACTGGGAGTCGGCGACAGGGGAATCATTGCCAAAAGACTCGCATGGTATCTTTGTCGTGTCACTTGATGACTTCGAGCGATTGCGAACTGCGCCGAAGGACATCATGCGCCATCAAGAGATCATGTGCGGGCCACTGTGGAAAATGTCAGAACAGGCGTTGGAGGAAGAATGCAAAGAATCGAAGTAGCCCCTGGAGAGAAGTACGGAGACCTTACGGTTGTTCGTGAAACAGGTAAGGTGACTGGAAAACGCAACTTCATCTGCAAATGTGCCTGCGGGAATCAGGTTGCAGTCCGTTTGGGTCACCTGCGCTCAGGACACTCCACAACGTGCGGCAATTGCGGCATAGAACACGATGGGCAACGCAAGACAGTTTCGAAATGGGCGTCTCTCTATGGGCTGAAGGAATCTACTTTGCGAGCGAGGTTGAAGGTGATGGGGATAAGCGAGGCTCTGAAGCGAACATGACAATCAGACGTGATTCCATGCTGCTCGTCGCACGATTTTGGAGATTGTAACCTGACTTACGGCGAAGTCCTTGGCTATAGATCTTGACGATTCTCCATTTGCAGCGCGTTCGCGTATTTTCAGAATATCATCAACTTTCAGTCTGGCACTACCGTTCTTCTCACCAATGCCAACTGTTCCGTGAAGTATCTTGTCTCGGTGGTTTTCGGCGATTGTTCCCCACGTAAGGTTATCGACGTGGTTGTTTGTGTTACAGCCGTCCAAATGCCGACACTCCATTCCTTCTGGACATGGACCGACAAACGTCGTAAGCACCAGAATATGCACAAAGATTCTTCGCGAGCGACCATCGCGACATAGGGTAACTCGCCTGTAGCCATTTCTATCTGCTGCGAAAGCGAGTTGTTTTGCATCTGTCCAGCAGCGATGAACCCCAGCACCACTTCCTCGCATACAGACAGACAGGACAGTTCCAGACTTATTGATAGCGTATCGAGGGTATCCAGGGATTACGCGAAAACCTTCTGAAGTGTTAGAATTTAATTCAGACATTGCCTCGTTCCTTCTAAACAGGGTGTTGTTGAGAAGCTCGTAGCGGTTTCGCAGACCGCGCGAGTTTCGTTTTGCCAAGAGTACATCGTAGCATAAGTCAATGAGCAAATCTCCATTTTACGACCTTGTGCCAAAAGGCGCTGTTGAAAACTTGAAATGGCGCATTCGCTGTCGCGAACGTGCTCTCATAGATAAGCGATTCCGCGACGCTCTGTATCAGGCAGCGATGGACGACGTGCTGTTCTTCTGCGCAGCGTTCCTTTGGGTCTATGAACCGCGATCTAAGCACAAACAGAAGCCAATGATTCCTTGGTCCCATCAGGAGCCAGTGATTTTGGCGATGGATGAGACGATCTCGGAAGCAATGGAAACGGAGCATCCTGTTTCGTTAACTCTGAAAAAGTCGCGTGCTCAAGGCGGGACTTATTGCTACTTGGCTGTCACTATGTATCGAGCGCTAAGGGAGCCAGGCTTTACCGTTGGTCTGGTAACGCGGAATGAAGCATTAGTGGATTCCAAGGTGGACGACTCAGCGGTAATGTTTAAAGTTGCTGCGATGTTAGACCGCCTTCCGATGTGGATGCTGCCAGGCGGTTATTCGCGGAGCATGACCGACCACGTAATACGGCTACCTAATGAATCAGGCTGGAGCGGATACGCAGCAACTGGCGACGTGGCCCGTGGCGGTAGGACTTCGGCGTTCTGTTTTGACGAGCCTGGAAGTGAAGAGTTCGTGGCTGCAAACAAGGACTACAAAATCCTTTCTTCAGTAAGCCACGTCAGTAACTGCGTATTTCTTGTTTCAACGTTTGGTGTCGATGCTGGTGTGTTCTATGAAGCAGCTACCGATCCGGACAATCCACGTGTCTACGATCTGAGTTGGAAGGACAACCCTGACCACTCGAAGAACATCTATAAGGTGGTTAAGGGTGTTGCTGTGGCACTTCGCCCAGAGGAGCAGAGTGCGGTAAACGATTACATTGCGACACACCAGCGTGAAATCAGGACCATCGAGCGCCGCGGACACAAAATAGAGGATCACATTCAGTCGCCGTGGTATAACGCCCACCGTCTTCTTCCAGGCGCAACACCGAGATTCGTCGCGAGAGAACTCGATGGTGACTGCCGTGGAGCAGTTGGCAAAGTCTTCAATCCAGAATTACTGGACAAAATGAAGAGGACGCACTGCCGCAGCCCTGTCTGGGTTGGCAATCCAGTGTTCGACTCAGAGACTTGCAAGCTCACTGGGCTGATTCCCAGAGAAGATGGCTTGTTGAAGCTATGGTTTCGTCCAGGCGTCGACGACTCGCCACCACTTGGACCGTTTACTATAGGCTGTGACATAGCGTCAGGGGGCACAAGTGCGCATGCGTCCAACTCTGTGGCGACTGCTCTGGACGATCGCACCGGTGAGGAAATGCTGGAGTACACCATCAAAGGACTCGAACCCAGACCGTTTGCCAGACGTGTGGTTGGATTGTGCATGTGGCTGAGGAATGCGCGGCTTGGCTGGGAGGATTCTGGCGTCTCTGGTGGTTTCGCCAAAGAAGTCATGGAGGTGCTTTACTACGGCAACGTATTTTTCCGTAATGTCACCCAGCTTGGATCGCAGAAGAAAAGCAGGAAGCCAGGTTGGCCATGCCAAGACGCAGATAAGGCTGATATGTTCGAGCAATTCGCGCTGGCTATGGAACAGGGAAAATGCGTTCCCAGGTCCGAAGACATGATCGTAGAGTGTGGCGAATATGAGTGGGATGGTGGAAAAATCATCCATGCACCAACGAAAAACAAGGGTGCCACCGAAAAAAACCACGCGGACAGAGCCATCTCAGCAGCTGGAGCTTGGCTGGTATTTAACACCGACGTAGTGCCTGATAAGATTGACACGAGCGAAGAAACAAGTCAAACTCCAGAGTATGGGAGTTTCGCGTGGCGAGAAGAGCAAGAACGCCGACAGGTGAAATCTAGCAGTCCTCGCTACGGAATCCGTGAT